AAATACCTTTAATTATTTTTGCTAAATCCTCGCTACCTTGACCAGATAAATCTTGAATTAAAGTAGCCTTATAAGATTTTAAAGCATTTTTAATATATATCAAACATACTTTGTATATTAGTTCTTGATAAGCTCTTGCTTGAGCCTTAACATGCTCTTCATTATCGTCTGAGACTCCTACTATTTTTTCTGTTAGTTGCTTTGCCCAAAACTCTGGAGGATGGCCTCCGTACTGGGTTGTAGCAATTTCTACCATGCCTAGTTCAGGCAATCCATCTGGTGTTATTTTTATTACCATTTATTAGGTTCTACAGGTTTATCTTTTTTTATATGAGTGTCATTTCTATCTATTAAAACAGGTTCTTTTTCTTTTTCTGGCTCTTGATGCTTTATAGCTTCGCTTTGTTTCATGCTTTGTAAATTACCCTTATCGTCTGACATAACTAATAAAGGGTCATCTAAACGATGATAACCATACAACTTTTCTTCTGCTGGAACTGCTGCATCAAGCAAATAACTTGACTGAGCTACTTCTACTTTCATTCCATCACTCATACATTTACTTAACCAAAATTCGGTACAGGCTCTTCCAGCCTCTGCAAAATATAAATTACCTTTGTAACCAAAATCTACGCCAAACATTTGTAAATGTCCTATTTTATTATATAAAGCAAACGCTATTGCATAAGCAACAGTATTATTAAGATAGTGACATCCCCATTCTTTTAATACTTCATTAATTGGATATTCAACTAGACCAGGACATCTTTCGTCTAGTTCACATGTATATATAGGTCCTTGATGTTCTTTCAATACTTTAGCCATGCTATTAGTTTGACCACCAGCATCGTCTGTATCTAAAAACCTAGACGCTGGGTCCATCATAAATACTCTATCGTGATATATAACGTCAGAAACTGCGTTAATTGCCCATACTTCATCGAATTGTGCGCCATGTGATTTTGCCATACAGTAGTCAAACCAACTCCTGCCCATGCCAACAATGGCTACATTTTTCCCTTCAAGTTCCTTGATTGGATTCATACCTATCTCCTTTTGTTAAGTTAACTTACTTGCGAGCGGAGTGAGTCATATCGGTATTCGTCTCGTCTACCTCTTGCCTCGGCTCGTTCTTTTATTCTTGCTATTTCCTGCGCGAATCTATTTTCATAATTTGCTAATAAATCTGGCTCACCTTTCATAAAAGTATGGCCTTCAATTAAAGATGCGTATAGTAAAGCATCTCTAGCATTAACAGATAACCAGGTCCCTGATGTATCTGAAACTAAGCTTGTTGGTTTGTATAGGTAATGTAATTCTACTGTGTAATTTGCATCTGGTACTGGAGCTAGTGCTATTGTTGAACCAGAGCTAGAAGATGTTGAATATGCTTTATCATAGTCTGCATAATACTTTGGCAAGCCTCTTAAAGAAGTATCACTTAGATCTGGAGTGTATTCTTGCATAAAACTTGGATGTTTCTTTAATAAAAAATGATAATCATTAGTGGTTGAATCTATAACTGCTAATGAAAAACTAAGGAGAAAATCATTTGGAGCTGTTAAAAATCTGTTTCCAGTTGTTACTGTGCCTTGAACATTTTTACGAAATACATCTTCTTGAACTAAGTTAAATATTCTATCTTCTGCATTTTTTACAAAATCAGCTATTGTTGCAACAAAAGTAGATTCATCATTATTAAGATAGTTTTGAATTAAGGTTGTTAGCTCTGAATAAGTCATGTTGTAATTGTAACCTCTCCTAAAGATGATGTCATTCTATAACCAGGTATGGGATTACCAATTATATTATCGTTATTACTTAGTATGTAGCCTTCTCCAACCTCAACATCATTATTAGGTCTCGGTTCATATAAAGCTTCTGGATCTGATATAGCTGGAGTTGGTTCTAGTTGAGGATGTTTAGTCTCAAAACATTCTGGACAAGTTTTTAAATTGTTCCATTCTTTTTTAAGTTCTAATAATTTATACTCAAAACCACATCTATCACACAGAGCTTTAGCAAATTTAGCTGAAGCATAAGCCATTAACTTATATAGGGTCTAATTCTAAATGAAGCCCTATCCTCGTCTGTTGATGAAGCTCTTTCAAATTCTTCCTCATACATTTGTTTTAACATGCCTGACTTTTCTGGAGCTTTCTTTACTGATATGTAATAAGCTAAACCAGCTGCAAAACAAGGATAAAACCTAAAAGGCATATCCATAGTATTAATAGCTGTATCAGCATCGTCCATTCTTACTAGCTTATTAAATACTAATACATCTGTAGAATTTTCTGGAGCTGGCCATATTTTTAGAACTGCTGCATTTTGTTTATCTAGAAAGAATTGACTAGGCCTTCCTGTTGTTGCTTTGACTGGTATATTAAGATATTCGCTACGGCTTAATCTTCTCATAGATAAATCAGTCGTTACGCTGCCTTCAGTTCTTCTAAGACTACAATCTAATATATCTATTACGTTAGAGTTTAAAGTGTAATTTAAGGTATCTTTAGTAACAGTTTGGGTGGCTTCTTCTATAGTCCATTGATTTAACCCTCTATTAGCCCATTCAGCTAACATAAGGTTAATAGATCTTTTTGCGCTTACTAAATCATAACCAGTACGTAACTCAAGACCACATCTTTCAAATGCTTCTTCTACGAATTCAGTTACATTTGGTTCAAAATCTGTACTATTTGATGTTGTCATTATTTCTTCTTAGTTTTTTTTAAAGACTTTTCTATTTGTTTAGCTTGTTTTGCGTGCAATTTAGAAGCACCTTTTAGTTCTTTAATTAGTTTTCTTTTTGCTGTTATGCTTAATTCTGTCATATTAATCTTCCTCTGGAGCGTATAGGTTATCAAAAACCTGGTTTACATCTAAAGTATAATCTAAATCAGACTTGCTGTAATGAATATGTTGAGAAGGTTTAAAATCTGGAGCGCCCTCTCCTAGCTCAAATTGAGCAGGTCTTGTTACTCTTACCCTGTTATTTGGTAAAGCTACTATATTACCTGTCCATTTTCCTGCGTCTAATAACTCAAGAACATGATTTTGTTTATGTTGGGCAGGGTCATCTGATGTATCAGACTCTGTATAATCTACAGTAAAATAATATTTTGCAGGGTAGAATTTTCCATCAATTTTAGCCATCCAAGGACATGGAGAACAGTTTTCTAATACATATATACTATGTGTGCGAGATGCACAGTCCCAGGGTTGAGCTGCCCAGACTTCCATAGGTTCAGCCCATTCTTCAAAAGGAGTATCCCCAACAAGAGCTGTTATAGGCATTCTTGCCCACATAGCACCACCATGAACATTTGGTTCATCTGTATCGTAAGTTTCTGCACCAGTAAAAATTACCTGAAATGATAAGCAACGTTTTTGAATTGTTGTAACGCCAATAACCATGGCGTGTAAAAACTCACCATGATATTTTTCGTGATTATGTGTATATTCTTTTCTTACCCAACACTTGAAATAAGGAATGCTGCTTTGTAAATAAGGCATTTTAAGACTTTCCTACTTTTCCGCCTCTTTTATATCCTTTGGTGTTCATTACTCCACCTGTTGCTTTTCCTTTAGGTTTCATAGCTGCACCACCTTTGGCATAGCTTTTAGTTTTCATAACTCCGCCACCTTTTTGCATACCTTTTCTTTTTCCGCCTATAGCATAACCTTTTGTTTTTTTATACATTTTATTTCTCCTAACTCATTGTAGTTATTTTTCTACGGTTGTTCATAACTTTACCACAGCCTTTAGCTATAAAACCACCATTACTTTTTTTGACTCTGCCATCTTTCCAGCTAATGGCTTTTGGACCTTTCTTTTTATCTTTATTATCATTACATTGAGCCATCGTGGGTCTACAAGCAGGATATTTTTTTCTTTTTTCGCCTTTTTTTCTACCGCAAGGTCCTCCTGTATTACAATCAACCCAACCTTTGCCATCGTTTTTGTTAAACCAATCTCTTAAATTTTCTTTAGCCATTATCCTAATTTAGTCTTATGACGTTTATCTGGGAGCATGTTATTAAATCCTCTAGCTGAAACAAGTGTTACTTCACCACCTGTAGCTTTTTTTGTTTTTGACTTGTTGCCGTAATTAGCCGCGCCTACTCTTCTACATTGCACTAGTCTGCCGCTAGCATAAGCACTTGGCCAAACTTTAGCGCTACGTTTTACTTTATGGTAACAAGCGTCTTTTTTTGTTTTTGATTTAGCCATTTAACAATCCCAGTCTCTTCTAGCCCAGTAGTTAGCACTACATCTATCACTTTTTATTCCGCTACTTCTGGCGCAATATGATTTTTTTCTTGATGCGGTATCTTTGTGCATACCCATTTTTGCATCGCCAAAGGTAATTCTTTTAACTCTACTGCTTTCGCTACTGCAACCTTTAACAAAAACTTCTTTACGTTTTTTACCGTATCCAGGACTACCTTTTGAAATAGCCCTGGGTTTGTTAAGTGTTACTGTTTTTCCTTTATATTCAGCCATTTCTAGGCATAAAAAGCAGTCATAGTACCAAAAGTGCTTTTTGTATATTGAACATAAATACCATTACTAAATAGCAATCCATTGTCAGGAATAGTTATATCTCTAGTAGTTGTAGC